ACTTGTTCCAGAAGTACCATTTTCACCAGATGACCCTGAACTACCGGTTGAACCTGAACTACCTGAAGTTCCACTTGTACCAACAGACCCAGATGAACCTGAACTACCACTTGTTCCAGAAGTACCAGATGTTCCGGAAGTTCCATTAATACCTGAACTACCAGCAGAACCACTTGTTCCTGATGAACCAGCACCACTTGTTCCAGATGAACCATTTAATCCAGCAGAACCATTAATATAAAAACCTTTTTCTAAATTAGACATTCCGGCATTTATAGTATTTATAGTAGAATTGAATTGTGACATATCAGTCTTACCACCTAATGATATATTGATATTACTTATATCGTTATTGATATTAACTATATCATTCCTTATAATTGATACAGTAGCACCTAAACTGATTAAATCAGATGCTAAATATGAATATGTAGTATCTAAACTATTTATTCTTGTTTCAATTTCATCAAAGTTATGATTAACAATACTGAATGCTGTTCTTAACTTATCACCCATTCCGTCATTCGGATTACTTGTGTTTATATTATCAAGTGTCATATATTTATTTATTTTTTATTTTTATAATTCTTTAACCGCAACTATACCTTGTTCTAATAGATGTTCTATTAAAGCATCATGTGCTAAACCTAATATATCACTACCATCAACTAATCTATCATAGTCTCTATATTTCAAAAGACTACAAGTTCCTTCAATTGGTGAAGTTGGTAATCCAAAACATATTTTATCTTTATATAAAGTTCCAGTACATCCAATCATTGTTCCTTCAAGATTTTCAACTACTGATACTCTAACATATCCTTCTGTTATTATAAACCCATTTGATAAGGGTAGTTCATTTGTTATTAATAATCCCATTTTATTTATTTATTTTTTATGTTATTGTTATTGAATCAATATATATACTATCATTAAACAACATATTTGAACCTGGTTCTGATAACCATGATAATCTCACTTTACCTATATTAGTAACTAAATCTGCTGGTATATTAATTGTTATAGTAGTCCAAGTAGATGCATTTATTGAAAATAATGAAGTTACAATTGTATTTGCAGCACCGGCTGATTCTAATGGGCCCTGATTATTATTTACAAAATATGCTGACCCAAATACCTGGTTAGTATATGCATATAAACCAGATATATAATTTGCCGACATAGTTTTTGAACCCTTTGCAACAATAGTAATTACTTTAGAACCACGTGTATATTCTATATCACCAATAAAAAAAGCAACATGTTGGTCATTATAATTTGATGTTTTTATATATTGCATAGAATTTGAACCAGTTAAATATATAGAACTATTTACGATACTCATAAATCCATAGTCATAATAGTATCTTTTACCATCCCCATCAACAATTATATTATTTGAATATGGATTAACTCCCCCATTATCACCAAGTTTATTATTTTTTATTGTTCCTGGATTATCAAAAAAACTACCATTAGTAGATTTAATAAAATTAAAAAGTTTTGTAGTACTTGATGTATAATTAGAATAAAATATACAATTTATTAAGGTAGAATCAATTTCGGTATATGTGGATGACATTCCACCTGCTCCAAAAACTCTTAATGGGCTTTCAATTGCAGAACCTACCGTATATGTAGGGTTAAACAAACTAATATAACTTCCTGCATTAATTATTCCAAACTTACCTATATTTGATTCACCCGATACAAAATCACTTGTTCTTTGACAAAACTTAAATATAGGATTTAATAATGTTGAACCAGTATATATTCTATAGTTAAGTGATGGCACACCCGTATCGGTAGTTGAGATTTCATTTTTACTAACATAATGTATATTATTTTCCCACATAGGTCTTTTTTTACCGGATATATTATATTGCTCAGTTGATGACCCGGCTGATGCCAATCTCATATTTGTATTACCAATATAACTTTTACAATCCTTAAAATAAATAGATTGTGATACCGCGGTAGTATTATAACCAAGGTAACAACCGTCCCATATCATTCTATTTTCAGTACCAAGCGTTTGTGCATAAAATACTGAGAATCCAATACCACCTAATCTTATTATTTTATAACCATCAACACCAGTTAATCCTTTTATTAAAGTCCCACTTGATGAACCAGCAGCAGGTGTTGTGTTTCGTATCCAAGTATATCCATCCTGATTAGTAAAGGTAGTATCCCACCCACAACTAATTAGTATATTATATCCATAAGTAGTATTATAATCAAATGGGGTAGTTCTCAAATTACCAATTTCATTACCAGTTAAACCAATGTTATCCCATATTCCAGCACCAGTAGCATAATCTAAAAACGGAACTTTATAAATTGTAACCGTGCTATTTCCAGTATCAGTTCCTGCTTCAAACCAAGGATTATGTGCCAGTGTTATAGTTGTTGCCGTTATAGCAGTAATCATACACCACGGAAATCCATTTGGAGTAAATGATATAACATCTTTAACTGCAAGACTTCCTGTATAGTCTGCCGTTGTTGTAACAGTAAGTATAGTATTATTTGTAGAACCTGTCCCAATAGTTGTTATTGAACCAGGTGTTTTTGTAACATAAACTGCATCACCAATTGTTCTTGCACCCCCAACTGTGTTTGCCTTTGTAATTGTTTTCCAAGGTGCTGCAATAGTTCCTAATCCGGTTGTATCACTACCATTTACTAAATCTACATAAAAGTTTGCCATTTTCTAATTTTTTTTTATAATCTTATAAATTGTATGTTTGGTATAGTTTCAAAACTAAATGAACTACCATCTGTTGTGCTATTTGTAATATAACCATTTGCTGCTGTCATATAAAATGTATTAAAGACCAATGGTGAAGATGTAACCCTTTGCCATATTAAAGTTGTTTCCCTATATATATAATTTATATTCGTCCCATCCCTTTTAACATCTGTTACCGATGTTATATTTCTTAATAAGTTCATTATTCAATAAAATATATTGTATTTGGGTCATATGTTCCCAATGCCGTATATTGTGCTTGTGTTCCAGACCATACATTATTTATTGTATTTGGTCCTGATGATGTAATTCCACCACCTGTTCCGGATGTTCCATTAAGACCACTTGTTCCTGATGAACCATCTTGACCAATACCGGATGTACCAGCAGTCCCAGATGTTCCTGAAGTTCCACTTAATCCATCAATACCAATACCACTTGTTCCAGATGAACCATCTTGACCAATACCGGATGTACCAGATGAACCATTTTCACCACTTGTTCCAGATGAACCATTTTCACCACTTGTTCCAGATGAACCATTTTCACCACTTGTTCCAGAAGTACCAGATGTACCAGTAGTTCCAGCAGTTCCAGATGAACCATTTTCACCTGAAGTTCCTGATGTACCAGATGAACCATTCACACCTGAAGTTCCTGAAGAACCACCTGTTCCAGAAGTTCCCGAAACAACACCAACTGATGTAGTAACAAATGAATAATATCCATCTTCAGTAAGCCATTCAACCGTTCTACTAACTGAATCTAAATTGTCTAAATATAATTTAACAATCATTCTATCAGTTGAATTTATACTAATTCCAGGTAGTATTATATCTATATCAGTCTTCATTGCAAATCCACTTAAATATAAAATCTTAATTTTACCTGATGATATGACTGAACCATAAGAAACACCACTTGAATTAGCAAGTTCAATTGTAACATAAGCATCTATATCAGCCGCAGATGGTGTAATTGAATAATATAAACTAAATCTTTGAACACCTGCAGGTATTGTAGTAAATCCTAATTGTGATGTAATAAATCTTTGTACCAGAACATCTGTTGCGTTTCCGGGTAGAATTGTAGAAACTGTTTGTTGTGCAATTTGTGTAGGTATATCAGATAATACTTTATATGTAGCAACATCAGATGTTTGTGAATTATTAAAGTAATAATTTCTACCAGCAGATATACCATCTTGTCCGTTTATACCAGAAGTTCCAGATGAACCATCATTAGATACACCTGATGTACCAGAAGTTCCTGTTGTTCCACTTGTACCATTCACACCGGACGTCCCAGATGAACCATTTAATCCGTTTATACCTGATGTACCACTTGTACCATTTAGACCTGTTAAACCATCTGTTCCTGATGTTCCTGATGAACCATTTAATCCATTTATACCAGAAGTACCTGATGTTCCATTAGAACCACTTGTTCCAGTTAAACCATCTGTTCCTGATGTTCCTGATGAACCACTTGTTCCTACTAATCCGTTTATACCTGATGTACCAGATGTTCCAGATGTTCCACTTTCCCCACTTGTTCCAGATGAACCATTTAATCCGTTTATACCAGACCCATTACTTTCACCACTTGCTATTGCGACTAAATGTCCTTCAAAATTAGAATATAATACTTCTGTAAAACCATACCATATTTCAATAGAACTTTCAGTTTTATTTACAAATTGTACTGGATAATCAGTAGTATTAGAATAATCTGGTGATGTCCCTGGGTCAAGTGTGTATATAAAATCGGTAGAATAATTAGTATCATTAAAAGGTGTATCAAAATAAACTACTTTACTTACCCAACCACCACCAATATCAGACCACCCAGTATTATCAACAAGTATATTTTTAGAAGGTAATCCTAAACCATTTAATCCACTTGTTCCAGCACTTCCTGATGAACCAGATGAACCATTTCCACCTGACGCACCATCCAAATTAATAGTCCAAGATGTATATGTTCCACTACCTACTGTTCTTGTTGGAATAGCAAATGATAAATCACCAGTTAAATCATTATATGTAATAACTTCACATTCTTGAAAATTATTAACATCATAAACTATAATAATAGATTGTGCTACTGAATATCCTAATCCAGTCCCAACTACTAATGTACCAGATGTTCCTAATGTGAATGAAGAAGTTGATGTTGTTCTATATTTATCACCATTCAATCCAGAAGACCCTGCTGACCCACTTGAACCGGTTGAACCTGAACTACCTGAAGTCCCACTTGTTCCTACTGACCCACTTGAACCAGATGAACCGGTTGAACCTGAAGTTCCAGATGTTCCCGAAGTTCCTGATGTACCAGTTGTACCAGAAGTTCCTGATGTACCATTTTCACCACTTGACCCGGATGAACCAGATGTTCCTACTGACCCACTTGAACCTGAAGAACCAGATGTTCCTACTGACCCACTTGAACCTGAAGAACCTGAAGTCCCACTTGTTCCAGAAGTTCCTGCTGAACCTGAACTACCTGATGTACCATTTTCACCACTTGACCCGGATGAACCAGTTGAACCTGAACTACCTGAAGTTCCTGAACTACCTGAAGTTCCTGATGAACCACTTGTACCATTCATACCAGATGAACCGGCGGAACCAGATGTTCCTGATGTAATAAGTGACATATCATTATATAAGTCAGCAATAATTTCATTTTGTGCTGCTACTTGTGAATCAATGTTGTATATTAAGTTATTAATATCATTTATATTACCTTGAATTTGTGGTATATAAACTAATTGTGCTGTTATATTATCTAATGCTGTTTGTAATCCAGTAATTTGTGAGATAGTTAAGACATTAGTTCCTGCTAATAAATTGTTAATATAATCAAAGTTTTCATTTACTATGTTAAAGGCTATTCTTAATCTATCACCATTACCATCATTAGGAACAAGTCCAATATTTATATCTGTAATCATTTCTTATCTTTGTTTTCTTTTTTATCCTTTTCAGTCTTAACCTCTTCGTATAACTTAGCAAGTTTAATCTCTTGACTTTCTTTAATCTTATACTCACCTCTTTTATTATCCATTAACAATTATTATTACCTTTTTTAATAAACCATCCACCATAAGTTCTATATTTAATATCACCTGTTTTAATATATTCTGGAACTGGATTATCTTTTATCCAAGTTAAAAATTGGTCTTCATATAATCTGTAAAGTTTTCTTGAACTTTCAACTAAAAAATCTAATTCTTCTTTTGTGATAGTTTCACTTGAATCAGTTTTAGTTTTTGTTATACCATTGTTACTAACCATATAAGCACCTTGTGATATGTATATTTCTGCCGAACCGTGAATAATCATTTCTTTAATATAATCATCAAACATCTCTAAATATAATCCAGATAATGTTTGTTGTTCAAAATCATTAGATATTTTATTATACAAAGTAACACCTAAAACTGGTTTAATAAGAAGATTTTGACACGCCTTAATTGCTTGTAAGTATCTGTCTGTATCTACGTTACCACCGATTAAAGTGTTGCGAGTTAATTCCTCCGATTTTATCAATATAACTGTAAGTCCCATATTAAATATATTTTAATTTTGTATTGTTTTTTCTCGCACCATTTAACTTTGACACTAAAGTACTATAGTTTAGATTATACTTTTCTGCCACAAGTTTAACACAGTCAAAAATCTCATTTGTTGTTGTATTTATAACTTTCCTTGCTGATGAACTTTCGCCATTTTTTCTACCTTTCGATAGATTTACGTCATCACTATGTTTTCTACCTAATTGTGAATTACATATTTTCTGTTTAGTTTCAGTAGAATGTTTTTTACCATACATACCATTTTTATTACCTGATTGGTCAATACCCAATTTACCGCCACCACCATCTGCAATATTAACTAATGGACCGGTATTATTTATTTTTTTACCATATAATGATATTAAAAATATTTCCAATTCACACGCGTCATCCCAAGATAGGTCTCTACTAATTATATCAACTTCATAATCTGTTCTATTAACAACACTGTGCCACATTACATTTCTCTTATATTTACTAAATGCTCTTTTATCTTCCTTACCCATTCCAATATAAAATATTTCATTCGTATCTAATCTTCTATGTCTATATATAATTGCCATAATTTATTCTTTTACTTGATTTATACTACTCGTAGCACCTGTTGTTGGTTCAACTTTTGGTTGAACTGTTAGTTCTTCATAGTTCTTAAATTCTAACTTAACATTAGGATTATTCTTTTTGAATGCTCTTTCTAAATTGGCAGTAAGTATCTTTCTCATTGGATTGATTTGACTTCTATATAAAATCTTTAATGATTGTACCATTTGTTCTGCTACTGAACTAAATCCAGATGCCATTGGTAGTCCAAATAATGATTTGTCATTTACTTTATGTGATAACATAATCTTTTCTAAACATTCTTGACTTAAAAATTGAAATTGTGAATAAGCATCTGTGATTTCAATACTATCAACTGTTGTAGCATTATCTTTATTATCATTGAATGATATGATTACATTACCCGCACTATTAGAACCACTAACTTTTCTTAGTATAGCTGCTTCTGTTTCTTCCATTGCTTCTTCACTATCAGTAGTTCCTTGGTTGATATTAATAATCTTACCAGCACTAAAATTGTTCTTGATATGTTTGTTGTAGTAGTTAGATAATTCTTCTTCTGTTTGGCAGTATTGAATTCCTGATTGCCAATCTGGTAGGGCATAAACTGGTTGTGCTGATTGTCTTTTGATATAAAGTATTTCTGTTTCAAATCCATTTCCACATCCAAGTGCTGGATATTCAAATGGTTTATATTTAGTAACAAATCTCCAATCAAATGAATACCAATATGATTTAACATCATCTGTTATATCTGCTTCTTTATTCACTGCGATTGATTTGGTTGGCACATAATATAATTTACTAAGATTACCACCAAAATTATAAATAACTTGAAACGCACACGCCCCTTGCATCTTAAAATCTGTTACAGCATTTCTTAAATCTTCTTCACCTAATATAGATGTTATATCAATAGACCCAGATACATCTTCAAGTCCTTCACCAAGTATATAGTTTGTAAAATTATCTATAATAGATTGATTTGTTGGTGACCCTAAATAAGCATCTTCAACAGTATAGAAATAACTATTATCAGGACCATTTGTAATCCACTTTCTACTTGATATAAGTAACGATTGAATATCAACCTTTACATATTTATTCATTTCTAATAAATGTATTCTCTTCATATTTATATTTATATTTTAATTATATTATTGTCAGAAATCTTGTGTAAGATATAATTATCTAAATCTGTTTGTATAGTTGATAGTATATTACCTCTCCATATCAGTCTATCATCCATATCAGTTATTCTAACCTCATAAGTTTCACCATCCTTAAATATATGTGCGAAAGTGATTAACATCTCACCATTCGTTTCTATTGCAGTTAAAGTTAAAGTGTTTTTGATTTCTTTTATTTCATTCCACAATATCAACTTAACTTGACTATTAAAAAATCTATATGGAACTCTTAAAACATAGTCATCAGGTATAACTTCTATCTGGTCTGCTGATACGATTTCATTATCTACTGATATAATTGTGCTATCAACTGTTAAAAAGTCATCAATGCTATATATGTTAATTATCTTTAGGCTCATTAAACTTATTTTATTTATAATAAAGACACTAAACTATGATTTTGTTTATTAAATAAAAAACCCTACTCAAATGAATAGGGTTTAGTTTTTAATTATAATAATAATTATACTGCTACAGATGCTGTTGCTGCTGCTGCTTTAAGTGCTGTTGAAGCAGTACCTGATAAGTACCATACTGGGTTAGCTTCTGTTGCTACTGCTACTAATGAATAACCAGATTTTGAATCTAATGTTCCACCTACTTCAATTTTCGCTGTTACTTCACAACCATATTTTTCCCCTAAAAGGATTATATCACCGTTGTTTCTTTCAACAAATATTTGTGGTCTTCCGAACACTAACATTTTCATTTGGAATTCTAATTCACTTGATAATTTAGGTAATGTAAAATTAACTGTTTGTGTAAATATAGTTGTTCCATTGTCTCTTGAACTTGTAGAATCCTGTGAAAAAGTATTCGCACTATTTTTTAGTTCAAACTTAAATGTATTTGATGATGTAATTGTTACAGGTAAAGTTGCGATAATATGTCCAACTGCTGTTGAAGAACCATTAAACGCATATTCACCATAGTTAGTTATATAAACCGCTTTAATACCACCAGCATCATCTTTACATGGAAGTGTAGTTCTACCTTTTGATAAGTCACATGCCATTTTCTTTTATATTTTTTTTATTAATATAAGGGGTTAAATAAATAACCCCATTATATTATGATTGGTTGGTAGTATTATACTTTAGATAAAACAATTTCAGAACCGAATGAATAACCAACACCTGCTGTGAAAACAATTTTAGTTCTCAAGTTACCAGATAGGTCACTTTCGTCCATATCTTTGATAGATACGTTGTTCAAATCTGCTTCCAATCCTGTTAAGAAACCAATGTTTTTAGTTCTGTAAGCAAGGATATGATTTGAAGGAAGACCTGCTACTGAAATAACTGGTAATCCGATATAGTCCAATTCTTTGTCACCAACTGGGGAACCAACCATGTAGTTTCCAATTTGAGACATTTTGTAGTTTCTTGCTACGTTAGGTGAAACCACGATTACTAAATCAGTATCTGATAAGATTTCTTCTGGGATAGCTGAATAAACTTCTGCCAATTTTCCTTGTACGTTAGCTACTGTAGATACAGTACCTGATACAGTGATTTTAGTTCCGTCTAATGCCAATTGAGCTAAGATACCATTGAATGAACCAGTAGCACCTGTACCTTGCCAGATTTCAGTATCAACTAAAGCACCCATGTTATTAACCATAGCCAATAAGATAGCATCTTGAATAGTTGCAGGGATTTCATTAGCAGCACCGTATAAACCTGCTTGCATTGCTTGGAAAGTTGAATGAAACTTGTCTTTACAAAGTTCGTGTTTGATTTCGTATTTCTTAGTTGCTACTTCTTTATCTGCATAAGTTACAGTTCCAGTTGTATCAAAACCACAAGAATAAGCAGCTAAACCAGCTGAATAAGATAATGTAGGTAAATAACCTGAACCAATTACGTTAGGAATAACTGTAATTGCTTGTTTTCCGATAGTTTCGGATTTTTTGAATGCTTGAACGAAGATTTCACCAGCAAGTGCTCCTACATAAGCATCATTTACATTTGTTGTTGTTGCCATTTTTATTTTTTATTTTTTTTTGATATTCTACTTAAAGCACTTAATGTGTCTTCAGTTGATAATTCTCTTGATTTCAAATTGATTGGGTTATTAGCCACAACTTTAACTTCTGCTTTCAACTTAGTTGAAGTAGCCATGTTTTTCAATTCTACGTTCTCTAATAAGACAGCATCTTGTTGTGCTGTAAGTTTTTCAAGGTCAGCTTGTAATTGTGCTACTAATGCTTTTAACGCATCAATGTCAATGTCTTCCACTTGTTTAGCTGCTTCATCATTGATTGATGATGTTACATCTGCTACATCACTAACAACTTCTGGGGCTACATCTTCCAATACAACTTC